CCAAAGCAAATCCAGGATTTCAGAAGGACGCAGTGGGCTATGCGGTAGGCTGCGCAGACTTCTTTGAAGACTTAGGCTGCCCATATTTTATAGAAAATCCAGTGAGTGTCTTAGCTACGCAGTGGCGTAAGCCTGACAACAGGTTTCACCCTTTTGAATACGGTGGGTACATCCCTGACAATCAGGCAGAGCACCCACGTTGGCCTGAATATATCGCAGCACGGGATGCATACCCAAAGAAGACTTGTCTCTGGACAGGCGGAGGTTTCAAAATGCCAGAGTGTAAGCCTGTTGCAGTGCCAGAGGGATACAGCACACAACACCTGAAACTAGGCGGCAAGTCACAGAGGACAAAAGACATACGATCAGCAACACCCCGTGGCTTTGCCAAGGCAGTATGTCAGGCGAACATCATATAAACTAACCTTAGAAAGGAATAAGACAAATGTTTTTAATTGTAACAACACAACCACTGAATGACGGAACCAAGGGGTTTAGGTTTAATGCCTTTGGTAAGAAGGGGATGCTACGCAAACGTAAACATCTAAGCCGTGGCTATGGTATCAGCAGGGGTAAGGCTATGACGGCCTTGCACCTAGGTAGGTTAACAGTATATGTAGAGAACAAAGGCAACAAGTATAGTGTCCGTCAATTCAGACACTTTGCAGGATAAGGATAAGACAATGAACAAAGAAGAATTACAAGACTATATCGCACGTTTACAGGCAGACAGTGATAGACTGAATGAAAGGTACGGGACAGGGGTCAGACCCTCTTGGGTGTCCACTGACTTGGCCCTCAACTGGGCAAGTATTGAGAGTGCAAAGAAGAAGATTGAATTACTTGATGCTGAAAGTCCCTGCGACGATTGGGCAGGTGGGTTTGGGAAAGGGGAAATATAAATGAAAGGTTACCTTTACAAAGTAGGCATAGCCCTATCGATCCTGATCAACGTGATACTAGGGGGCAAGAACAATCAAACCTTCAGTGCTAGGAACCACCAAAGGCTAAGGGAAGGGAAGGGAAACCTGGTTTGGTTGATCGATAAACTGTTGCGGAAAGGACACTGCCAGATGTGTTGGGTTAACTGGATGCTCACGAGGGGTGGACAGAATTGAGAATGACGGTATAATAAGATTTATCGACACCCCCCGCCACAGTTATCACTCAGGGGTTAACAAGAAGGATAAGATATAAGATGAATAAGATATACAATACAGGGTTAGCCTTGTTAACGTCTGTCTGTTTAACAACAACAGCACAGGCAGAACAAACCAAACCTATCACGGGTACAATTCAGGATTTCTACACAGAGGTAGAGGAATGGGAACCATACCTTTCTAGGCAGTGCAGTTTTATTGAGGTTCCAGTGTACGGGAATGTATCCCGACAAGGTGACCCAGTAGGCGGGGCATTGATGGGTATGGTACTGGGTGGCCTTGTAGGTAAGGGCGTGACAGGTGATGACAAGGGAGCAGCAGCAGGTGCAGTGTTTGGTGGCCTAGTAGGGGCAGACAAAGGTTCTAGAGTTAGGACACGGCAACAAGTTGTAGGATACAAAAAGAAAAAAGTATGTGAGCAAGTAACAGATTACAGACTAAACAAAAGAAAAATATATGATTACTCTCTGCTAACTTGGACAGTAGAAGGTGTTACGTATACCACAGAGGTAGTAAAGTAATGACTAAAATAATAGCATCCTACATCGACCACATGGGTAGTGATCTGTCAGTAGTTAACGCAGCCAGGGTGTCGTTTGGTAAGAAGCATGACACCTTCCAAGACAAGGACGCCAAGCTAATCGACTACCTAGCCAAGCATGGACACATCAGCCCCTTCGGACATGCCTTTGCCAGCTTCCACGTCAAAGCACCTGTGTTTGTAGCAAGACAGCTAGTGAAGCATAAGTTCTTGAGATGGAATGAGATCAGCAGACGTTACGTCGATGATGAGCCAGAGTTCTACGTGCCTGATCAATGGCGTGGTAAAAGTGACGATAAGAAGCAGGGTAGTAGTGATGATACCCTATCTAATCTAGATGGTATACCTATGTATGGCCTTACAGTTAATAAGGAAGTGTATCAAAATCGTCATCGTAAAGGCCTTCGTACTATAGGTACGCAACACATGGCAAACCTAGTAAATCAAAAAGCTTACCACCTATATAATAACATGATCACAGCAGGTGTATGTTCAGAACAAGCACGTATGGTACTGCCACAGTCTACTATGACTGAGTGGTACTGGTCAGGTAGCCTTGATGCCTTCGCTAATATGTGCCGCCTACGTTGTGCATCTGACACACAGGCTGAGACACAAGAGGTGGCATGGCAAATCTATCATACGATGGAAGACTTGTTTCCCGTATCCTGGGTAGCACTAATGGAGGATGTTTACTAATGTTAGAAGGTTATTGGTTAGCCTTAGCAATCTACTTCCTTGGAGTGGCTATGTACCTAATGATCCTAGAAGAGGTTGAGGATAGTGCTTCGAATGCTGTACTGATTGCATCTTTTCTCTGGCCTTACGTTGCCGTAGTTGGTATCATAGAATTGATAATTTATGGCAGGGGAGATGAGTAATGAGATGTTACATTTGCAATTCACCGACACAAAGCACAGAGATATACTGGGAGGAAGCGTACCAGGATTGGTCACCATGTCCGAAGTGTGTATCTAAAATAAAGGAAGGACAAGCAGTTGAAATATTCGATGGACTATGCCAACAAGAAACACCAGTCATGCGAAAAGTGCGGGAGCAGTGATGGTGCATACCAGTATGAGGATGGCTTGTACTGTCATGTCTGTAAGACTAAGACGTTTACAGATGAACAAGAGGAAACAACAGAGATGCAAACCCTAACAGCAGTCAAACCCTTACCACCCATGACAGGTACGCTTTCAGCTATCCCCTCAAGAGGTTTGGTTAAGGCAGTAGCTGAGAAGTACAGAGCACTAACATCAGGGGATGAGGTCAAGTTGATCTACACTCTTGAAGGTAAACCGACAGGCTTTAAACAACGAGGTTTAAAAGAGAAGACATTTAAGTTTAATGGTAACGCCAAGGCAGACTTGTTTGGTCAGTCAGCATTCTCTAAGGGTGGCAAGTCTGTCACCATCACAGAGGGTGAGTTCGATGCGATGGCTGCCTTCCAAATGATGTTCATGTCTGAACCATGTGTGTCTGTAATCAACGGTGCATCAGGTGCTGTTCAAGATTGTAAAAGAAATTATGAGTGGTTGGATAGCTTCGAGAAGATTAACATCTGCTTCGACACGGACAAGGCAGGACAGGAGGCTGCACTTGGTGTGGCTGAGTTGTTTGATCCCCGCAAGGTACGCCTTGTAAAGATGACCCTTAAAGATGCTAACGACTACATCACACAGGGTCGTGAACGTGAGTTCATTGACAGCCACAAAAAGGCTGGACCTTTTACACCTGATGGTATCCTAGCAGGAAATGAACTGTACGATATTGTTAACACACCACCTCAGTTTGCATCAGTTGACTACCCCTTCTCAGGTCTAAACGATATGACTAAAGGCCTACGCACTGGTGAGTTGATTACTTTTGTGGCTGGTACTGGTGTAGGAAAGACACAGGTGATGAGAGAAATACTTTATCACTTAATTAAAGAAGACAAGGGAAGTGTAGGAACATTATTCCTTGAGGAACCTGTAAGAGATACAGGTCTAGGCATGATGTCTATTCACGCAGATAAGATGTTGCACCTACCTGACACAAAATATACTAAGGAAGAATTTGATGAGTCTTATAGTGCAACTCTTGGGAGTGGTCGTGTCTATCTCTATGATAGTTTCGGTTCTAATTCTGTTGAACGTATTGTTAGCATGGTCCGCTATCTGGCTCGTTCATGTGACTGCAAGTATATAATCCTGGATCACATCAGCATCGTGGTAAGTGACCACGCAAAGGATGAACGTAAGGCACTGGACGAGATCGTCACTAAGTTAAAGACATTGACTGTTGAGTTAGACATCTGCTTACTAATGGTGTCACACCTTAGCCGTGACAAGTCCCGCAAGTCTCCTGAGGAAGGGGGTACTATAAACCTACAGGATATTCGAGGCACTGCTGGTATTGCACAACTATCCAACATGATCATTGCCTTGGAACGTAACACACAGGCAGAGGATGAACTAGAACGTAACACCACTAAGGTACGTGTGATCAAGAACAGGTTCACTGGCGAGACAGGGGTAGCAGATAGTCTAGTCTATTCACGTCACACTGGACGCCTAACAAGCTACGAAGGATAAGAACATGGAAGTAGTCTTTGACTTAGAGGCAGACAGCCTTGACCCTACCAAGATTCACGTTGTCGTGGCTAAAGAGGTAGGCGTCAAAGGCAACTACATTATCACTGGGCCTAAGGCCTTTGCTAAGTTTGCATCCAAGGTTACCAAGTGGATTGCACACAACGGTATAGGTTATGATATCCCAGTGATTGAGAAACTATGGGGCTACAAGATACCTTTGTCCAAGACAGTGGACACCCTAGTGTTGTCTCGTTTGTTTGATCCACAACGTAAGGGTGGACACAGCCTAAAGGTATGGGGTGAGAGACTAGGTGACTTCAAGGACGACTACACTGGTGGCTTTGAAGTGTACACAGAGGAGATGAAGGCCTACTGCAAGCAAGATGTTAAGGTAACAGAGTTACTGTATAACACTTTACTAAAGGAAGGGGCTAAGTTCAGCCAGGCTTCTATCAACCTAGAACACATGGTACACGCCATTATGTGTGAGCAACAGCGTCATGGATTTGAACTTGACATTGATCTCGCACAAGAAATTTACACTGTCTGTCTAAAAGAAACTAATCGTATCGAAGAAGAGATCAAAGAGTTTATGGTTCCTATCGTAGTACCAACAAAAACTGTCACCCTCAAGTACAAGAAGGATGGTGATATTTTTGCTAATCAACTGATGGAAGGATGTAACGTACAAGGAGACTACACCAAGATTATGTGGGAAGAATTTAATCTAGGCTCACCAACACAGATTAACAAACGCCTTGATCGACTAGGGTGGCAACCAACAGTTAAGACTAAGTCAGGTGAGAGTTATAAAATTTGCCCAGAAAATTTAGCTACTATACCAGACACAGCACCTCAGGCAGTGAAAGGTTTGAAAACCTGGAAGGTACTAGAGACACGCTGGAAGCTGGCTCAGGAGTGGTTAGAGAAGTCACAACAAGATGGCAGGGTACACGGTTCAGTGATCACTACAGGGGCTGTCACACACCGTGCAGCACACCGTGGTCCTAACATGGCTAACATCCCCTCTGTCCCTCACGGTAAGGAAGGTATCCTGTGGAAGATGGATGGTATGTACGCAGCAGAATGTCGTCAGGTATTCAAAGTACCTGAGGGTAGGTTGCTTGTAGGTACAGATGCAGCAGGTATTCA